GGGTGCTCATACAAGTAAAATCCAAATGCTGGATGAGGCTTTTCTATTACTTTCTGCATAAATTTTCTCCAATGAATGCTCGTGCTCATTCCTAGAGTTCTGTAATGAGCAGTTGCTTGACATATACTAATCATGTGTGTCAACATTGCATTACCTGACATTTCAAATAGCTGAGATCGCAAATTTGAGAAAATGTGATATCTTTGGTCAAAGCAGGACACAATTTTTGTTTTTATAGCTGCTGATATGAATTTAATAACAGGCAAAAGGATTGTATTTTTGTAATGCCATATAGAGTTAAATTCTTCTATATTACTTAGACATGTTTTGGTACTTTTTTGTTCACTATGCTCAGCACAAAAAAGATTGTACATTTTGGTTTTGACTTCAGAAAAGAGTGTTAACACACCACCAAACTTCCTATCAGTGTAGTTCTCATCGTAAATCATTGTTATAAGAGAAGATGAATCATCTGAAGATACCTTTGTTGTTATTATGAGTTTAAAATTGTTCTCTAACATTGGAAATGTTCGCTTCATTATTTCTTTATGACAAAGAATTGTGTATTTCCTCCAAGACAGCATGTACCCAGCATGTAATAAACTAGACGTGAAATGTAGTATACCCTGCATCATGTTTGATCTGTTTTTAAGCATTCTAGAACCAGTCTCTAACAAATCTTTATCATCTGATAATCCAAAGAATTGGTCTTTTAGTTCATTCATACCATCATCAAAGCCTCTAATTTCATCATGCTTTATAAACAATTCCAATAATTGATGTGGCAATTCTAGCTTCTTAAGTGTCACTAAGTTTAAAATGGCACACATAGGTTCCAATAAGTCTGCACTGAAAATTCTCGATAGGACAGCTCCAAAAACTGGCATGACAAACCTCTGTGCCCATGTTGTTGCGTCATCACTATTCACACATGTACAAGGAATCCAGCCCTTTGTGCTACATTCTGCATTTACCTTTTTGAAATGATGATCTGAAATTGACATTTTTTTGTCACCCTTGGACAGCATCTCGTTTGGCAAGAGCTCACAGATCATTCTAGAGCCTGTCTCTAAGAAATGAACTAAGAGTCGGCATCTTATTTCTAATACAAAAATTTCTCTAACTCCACCAATCTGTAACTTCTTGAATAAATTTACAACGACTCCGCCATATTCATTCAAAACCTCATCATACAGCTTACCCAAAACTAGCATGGGATTGTGCACCTTCAACTTCTCAGCCAGATTAATGCAAGCCTCTAAACATGTTATTCGAATGTTCTCCGGAAGTGACGGATCATGTTGATCTCTTTGTAGATCTCCTGTAGCACTTTTTTTGAGTGTGCCAAATTCTATAAAAGTTTTCCTAGACAACCTCTTGAGAAGTCTTCGTTCTAAGTCTCCTTTTGAAAGCCCTTTATTAGCAATATGTTCAGATAAGGTATCACCAATTGACAAAACAAAATCAAGATTGAACTCGTGATCTTTTAATTCTGATTTTGGCTTGGAGCTCCATCCCATATTGACAGGATCTGCAAGCTTCATTTTTCTCTCTTCCTTGATAACTTTTTGGAAAATTTTGAGAAAACCATGTATCTGTTTTGAATCTTCTTTATTATGCAAAACACCCAGATAAGACAGATTTAAACAAATCTCGAAAGTAACCTCTTCCATTGTCACCCATGACAATAGTCCTCTTGGCACATCTTGACTAATTTGATAGCTTCTTAATATTTCCAAATTGGGATTGGTATCAACATCATAAATTGTGACGTTACGGAAACAGTTCATAATTTTCTCTCTTATCCAAATACACAATCGGCTTCTTGAAAATCGTTCCCATTTCTCAAGTATCTTATTGGGATTACACATTTGAGGATTTCCTCTAATTAATTCCATGTACGCGTATCTAACTAGCTGCAATTCTTTACTAGTCTGTTCTTTTCCTTCCATCCAGATTAACAAGCAGACATTGAAGTGTTCAAAGACACCATTCTTGAGTTTGGATAGATTGCAGTCTGGTAATGTGTCTGTTAAGTGATACCACATAACTAACTGAGCTAACATTTTTTCTCTCAAGTACAAGTAATGAGATATTGAATGTTGGTTTAATGACACAAACTCAGAGATAAAAAAATCTTCAGACTCATTCATAATCTTAAAAGGCAGATCAAATGTCTTGATTAAGTCTTCTTTCTTGACCAAGACACTGAAAAATATCTGTGCCCCTGGCCTTGTTGGTTTAATCAGTAAGTAAACAGGGAAGTTCTTCAAGGATTTTAATATGAACTCCTTACCAACACAGTATTGTTGTCGTGAGAAATTGACCTCCTCAACTATATTTTCAAGTATTTCTAAAGCATACGCTAAATAAGTCTTATTGAATGCTTTATGTAGTGACTCTATGCTGTTTATTAGCGTGTTAGTTGCTGAATCTTGATTCATGAGTTCCATGGAGCGATTTAATAGAATCTGCACATCTATGGATGAGCTCAGTTCAGGCAATTCACCGTCAAAATTATTTTTAGAGACAAAGTCATCAATATCTTGTGTTGAACAGTCAAAAGAAAATCCTTTTGATTTTTCTGAAATCATGTGTGAGACATTCTCATTATTCAAATAAGTTTTCGCTCTTAATCCTGAGACAGCTAACATGGCCCAGTCACCTTCACTTAGTTTTGGAGTGACTCTATACCTATTTCGTCTTTTGTCCAATCTAAGTTTATCTTTAATTGCACCCGGTTCTTCGTTCCAAGAAATGTAGCCTTCAGGATTTTTCTGAGACTCCATTATAACTGATTCCCAAAGTCTACCAAGAGGACTATCTGTCTCTGGATAACAACCTTTCAACTGTCTTATCATATCATAATGGTCCATTTCTTTATCTTGTCGCTCTTGCACAACAAAGAGAGGGAGCTGCACTGGTGCCTTATCATCAAATCTTTCTGTGTTTGCATGCTTTTCGTGCTCATCTTTGTACTTATCTTGTAGTTTCTTTGCAAGTTCGATGCAATCGTACCGTGTTTCTTTCTTATTCTTATGAAATTCAGTTTTAAGCCTCTCTAAAGATTCACTTGTCTCAATGTGAAACAGCTCTGCTGACCTTTCTCTTGCTTCTTCTGATGAAACTGAATTCCATTCTTCCAGCATGGTCTTAGTAATGATTAATTTGTCATTTGAGTTTTCTGGTATTTTTAATTTTTTTAATGTGTTTTTGATTTGTGTTACATTTTCATATTCATCTTCGTCCATCTCATAGTCCCATCCAATGTCTCTGGCTTTGCTCTTAGCTCTGTTTGTCCATGACACTATTTCTCGCATTCTATGTTGTTGTGTAAAGTGAATACTCTCATTTGTGGTTATAGATTCTGATGAAACTATGATAACAATGAAGACTAACTCCTTTTTTACTTTGTCAGCTCTTCTTTTCACCTCGTTGTAATACAAGTCTGCTATTTCGTTAATTTTTTGTTCTGGATCTCTATCAATAAATGTTGTTTTCAATTCTCGACAGTGTATCTTATCCTCTGAGATAGTTATGTTGTCAGGTGTTAATTTGTCTGATGGCTCATCCAGTTTGAACACAGTCCCAAGTGCAACATCTGTTTTACTATCTGGCCAGATGTAAGCAGATAATAAGTTATGAGGTAATCTTGACAATTGATCATCATCAACTATTATACTGAACTCATCTTCTAGAACTGAAAAACTTTTTATGTAGTTTAACTCTTGGGAGTTCCCTAGGATTTTTTTATAAGATTCATGCAGTTTAATACAAATTTCAATGTTTTCTTTATTGGGTTTAACACTCAACTGTTTGTTGTGCGTCTTCCCATATTTTCTTTTTGTGGCTGAAATGGAATGTAGTGAATTAAAATCATCAATCAGAACATTTTCACATTCTTCCTCTTCTTCAGCTTCAAGAAAACTAATGCTCGGTCGCTGAAAATCGCCCCAATTGAAAACCTCTTCACTGAAGAAATCACTGCTGCTGTATGTTTTTTCTACATCTTCCTTCCAGTGATTCATTTCAATCTCATTCATTTTGTTTTTCTCTTTATTATTATTATTTTTTTG